ATTAAAAATATATTTAATCTTTTTTATCAAGTTGGTTAAAACATTATCTACCCCGGTTAATGTGAACAAAGCTTCGTCTAAAAGGTCTACTAAACCTCTAAGGCCTTCCATGACCATACCCTTATCGCCAGTAAGTAGATAATATATCACACCACCTAATATAAGAGATATGGCTTTTAAAGTTTCGTAACCTTTTTTAAGCGAAGGAAACTGCTCCAGTAACCTACCTGTAAACGTATCTACTGCGTCACCGTATTTAGTATATAAATAAATGTCTTCTATCATCATTGCCAATACAGAAGCTATCATAAAAGACATTAAAAACGGCTTAAATATAGCTAGCCATACCACTTTTATTTTAACTAGTAAGGCATATACCTTTGCTAATATCGCAACAAACCCCCGGAAAAGTCCTAACTTAAAGAATCCGGCTATTGCTGCTTTCCATAACACAAGTTGAACACCTATTTTTATTACTATTGATAATAACGCACCTAAAATAGCACGTCCTATTAGCAATTGTATAGTAAGCTTTAATAGGTTTAATAGCCGTTGAAAGCCTATTGTATAGTCTATAACTTTATGAAATAAACTAACTATATAAGCCAATGCCTCTAGCAAATTAACAAACAAAGTTAAAATAACTTCTAACGGTTTTGCTATAACAGTTATTATCACATCACGATTAGCACGAAAAAAGTCTATGAACCGCCGAAAAAATGGAGTAACTATTGGAGTAAGTCTTTGGCCTATTTCTCTTCTTACTAGAACCAAAGTATCCAAAAAGTTAGTATACATACCATGCAAAGTAGTCATTATTCTTTCACTCATCCGAAAGAATAAACCGCCTTCTGAAGTCATATTTTTTATCGCTTCTGCAACATCATCAAAAGATACTTGTCTCTTCTCTATTAAGTCACGAAGGTCCTGTGTACCCAGTCCTTTAAACTTGTCTAGTTTTAATAGCTCATCAATAAGTGGAACACCTTGAGATATAAAGTCCCTTAATTCCATGCCCCTAAGATGAGTAGCAGCCCTAACCTGTCCAAGGTTATAAGCAAATCTTTTTAAAGATAAGTTAGGCAAAGCCGCCGTAACATCAGATATCTGTGCCATCATATCTCTAAGATTTTCTGCTTCGAAACCCATTGCTAATAAAGTCGCGGCTCCTTCTTCAACTTCAGGTACTGTAAATGGTCTGGTAACAGCTAAGTCATGAAGTTCTTCTAGGGTTTTTTTACCCAGCTCTACATTTTTAGTAAGGACCTCGAAAACGATATCTATCCTCTCCTTATCACTACCTGCTTTTAAGAAACTAGTAAAAACGCCTGTAACAGTGTCTAACGCATATTTAAGAGAATTTAAAGCATATCTTACAGCAGTAACTTTTGCTATAAAACCTGCCATATTTATACTACTTACAACGTTTTTAAACTCTTCTACTTTACGGTTAACTTTTCCTATACTAGCTGTACCGGTCGTATCTATTTTAAAACCGACTTCTACGAAAAGTTCTCTTAACTTCATGCTAATCCGCCTAACACACTATTTATAAGACCGCTTTTAAGTTTATCTTTTAAATTTAATGCCATATGATAATCCTGTAAATCACGAACTGTCCAATAACTGTCCAATTCTTTTAATGTTACATGACCTTCCACTATAGGCCTCCAAATAAAGATATCGATTTGTTCAAATTCCTGCGGGTCAATTCCGAGCTTATGTAGACCTTTTTTAAAGTCCGCATCTTTCTTTTCCCTCTCTATTCGTTCTCGTTCTTTTCTTTTTCTTCGTTCCCTTTCACATTCTTGTGGAACTTCTCCAGACTTTTCAGTTCGTTCAGAATTGACCCTTCTCCGAAAAAATCTGAAAAATAATGTTTAAATGCTTCTATAACAACTTTCCAAAGATGAGTAACATTATCAAAAACCTCATCAAAATTGTCTGAAACTTTTCCTTTTCCTATACATATGGTCTGAGACAAAATGTCATCTATTATTTTGTCCACCATATCCTCATCTAAGTTCTCAGAAAGAAGACTCAGAACATTTTTTATCATTTCTGCAGAGTTTTCTCCTAACTCTTCATCAAAACCATCTGAGATACTTTTTCCAACTTGTTTCAAAACACGAATAAATACTTTGTTGATAACTCTTACTGACAAATGATAAAACTCATAAGTCACATTATCAACTGAAACTACTTTCTTTGCTAACATACTGCCTCCTAAATTATCCAACGTTCCTGTGACCAATTTAATGGATTAAGATAATATTGTATCTTACCTTGCAAATCAGAACTCCCACCAACAAAATTTATATTAAGTCTTCCCTTAATACGCCAAATATTATCTGTAACACTTTTTGCGTATATCACCTCAGGCGATTCAGATAAAGTACCTTTATTCATATGAGCCATAGACAAACCAAGTCTATCCTTTACAAACACAGGTAAAGTATCTGTAAATATACTTTGACCAGATAACATATCATTAGTAGGTTCTGTTCTAGGTATAACGAGATCTATTACCGCTAATCTGCTTAGCACGCGTCCTCTAGTTATCTCGCCTTGCGTGCCTTCATAAAAGTTCCAACGAGAACTCATAAAACCTATACGTATCTCATTAAAAGCAAATACAGGTATTGTACCTATTACTAAAGAAATATCTTTAGGCGTATAAGTTCTCGTTGGCATCAACATTAGTATTCATTCCCCGTTACATCGTTATCAACTACATCACCGGTAAAAGCCCAAGCTCTGTTTGACGACTCTTTCTCATAATTACTATTAGCCACTCTGTTAATAGATGCTCTGTTTATGATATGTTTAGACTGACCGAGCTTGTCTCTCACGTCTATCATAGTAAAAGCACCTTTAGCATAATTTTTAAGGATTTTCTTATACTCTTTAAGTATCTTTTCATTATCCTTAGTAGTTTGCGGCAAAGTTAATGTTATAGTACCAAGCTTGCTAGCATTGATAACACGAGTAGATTGTCCGGTAGCTGCTGCTGAATGAGATATCTTATCCTCTTCCATTGCAATTTCAACAGAATTAAATACCTCTATAATAACAGGAGAAGAATCTCCTATTACCACCATTACATCTGCCGGAGAATAGGTTTTCTGAGATTCCATTATTCCCTCCTTATACTGTTAAAACACCATCTATTTCTACGGTATGTATTGCCCCTTTAAGGAGTGCTTTAAACTTACAATTTTTCAACCTTCTATTAGCTTTATCTAATATAGGTATAATATCTATATCAGGCATAATAATAACAATACTTTCTGCAATTATAAGATTATTGTCTACTCCAAAACGATACAAAGAAGAAAGCATTAAACTTTCTATTACACTTAAACCTCCGCCATCATAATCAACTTTTTCCGGAGTAGCTATTCCAACAAAAACGATCTCACCCATTCTTACCGTCAAAAAGTCTATACCAATAGAAATATCAATAAACTCTCCGGTAGGAACGACGCCATCTTTAAAAACAGGAAGTCCAGATTGTCTTTCATAGTAATTACAGCTTTTAGTTCTGAGGTTGCTTCTTTCTGTCGTTGTAAATTCATCTGTTTCAACTCCTCTGAGAGTTTTATACATAAACGAAGATGAACCAGGAGTTTTTGTAAGCTGTAAACCCATGATAGCGGCGTCAATAAAATTATTAGCTTTTTTAGTGTAAATGCAATGAACTTTAGTAAGATTTAACTTCTTAAAACGAGTAGCGATTTCATTTGAATCTGCATCCAAGTCTGTAGAACCTATCAACGAAGTTGTTCTTATAAACGACCCATGTCGTTCTTCTGTTTGAAGTGTACTGGCAAGCTCTACAGCTTCATCATCTGTCAAACAGTCGCTAGTGAACACTACTCCATAAAAATCATTGCTACTTTCTTTTATAGCATTATAAGCTACAAGTGCTTCTTCATCCGCTGAACCATAAGTAATATACTCTACATCTGCAGAAACTCCGCCTTCAGAGGCTATTACATTCATAGGCTCAACAAGCGTATTAATATTAGTTCCTACAAACTCAACATCGAACTCACTTGTAAGTGTTCTTGAAACAATAACTTCATCAACAGTACTGAGCAACTCCATAGCTGCTTTTATAGCTGCTTCCTCTGCATCATAGGTTATTGCCGCAGTTGTTTGACCACCAACTTCAACAGTAAATGTTCCTTCGGTAGGAGCGGGTGAAAAAATTACTTTTTGTTTGGTATTAGCATCCTTATTTCTTTTACCTATCATAAAAAGTCCTGGTGTACGGTCCTGCGACATAGCAACCAATGCTTTTTTATAAATTTCATCTGTAGTCTTAAAACCATCGTCTAACATTTCTGATGGTTCTGAATAAATTTTAGTTCTTTCGCCTATGTTAGTAGGCTTACCCATAATAAGCAAAGTACCAAACCCAACTTCACTTATACGAGGTGTTTGATTAGTAATGTTAACTTTTACAGTATCTTTTACTGGCGCTTCCATTAGCTGTCCTCCTCATAAATTGTTTCAACTTCTTCGATTATGTCCCTTTCTTCTGTTATTTCTGATGCAAGACCAAATCTTACATCTATAATAGCCGTAGATTCTAACTTATCACTTAGTTCTACTGAATTATGTACTATAGGTTCAGTATACCTAAAAAATAAGCCCACTGCTTTAAGCATTGTCTTAACGTTATTAGTATGCAAGCTTCTTTCTATAATATTAGCGTAAACTAAAGCATCTTTATTGTCCTTTATCATAATAGATAAAGTGCAAGTTTCATGAAACTTTAGAATATTAGTTGTAGTACCATCTCTCTTTTTATCGGGCCTCATATTAGCATGAGTTCTAGGAAATACTACCCCTACTATCGCAAGCGGTTTTGCTTCTTGTTCTATATTTTGATTTGCAAAAACTACATTTATGCTTAGTGCTTCGTGCAACCAATCATAAATAGCTTCTTTCTGTGCTTCAGTAAAACCAAAATGTGTCATTAGTCCTCTATTTTAACTGCTACAACTTTAGTATGGTCTGCATTCATACCAAACTCGTTATAGTCATAAACTCTTAATACTATATATTCACCATCTTTCAAAAGAAGTTCATCGTGTATTTTTATGTCATATTTAGTATAAACTTTTTTAAAATCCGTGAGTCGTCTACCTGAACTTTCTAATTGAGAAACTTCTGCTGCTACATCAGAAGTCTCTCCAGGTGAAACAGGCATTACAGCTGCGTCTGCTGGTGACTCTAAAACTAAACTTCTATGCATAGTTCCTTTTACATTAGTATTTACATATCTTCTTACAGTTATAACTTCATTCTTAATTATTCTCATATTACCACCGCCTCTATTCTACTATACATTTCCATAGTTTCTATCAAAATAGTAGAATGACCTTTTTTACGTTTAGTATACTCAGATAAAGGAACTGCCCATGAACCAGCTGTATCTATTTGGTGCCTCATTTTTTTAACAATAATATCTCCTATACTTTGCAAAGATTCGTTTACATTTAACGAAAGTAAATTATCTATAAATATAGAATTATTTTTTAGACTCTCTACCGTCATTCTCATAAACGGACGAGCTGGAACAGGCCCTACTGGATTTGTAGGATCCCCATACTCAGCTATATACGCTTTATAAGCGTTAGTGGGATCAAATAAACCGACCCTTAACTTCATTTTTCTATATTGTTTTATTACCTTCATTAACTCAGGTACGTTATTTATGTCTTTAACTTTAATAGTTACCATAAACCCTCAAATAAATCTAAACCATCTTCTTTTCATTATTTCGTAAAAAACTACACCATAAACAGACTTACCGTAAAATACGTCATCTAACTTAGAATAATCTATATTGCCATATCGGTAAGAAATATCACCTACAACTTCGTGTATTATATCCGATAAATTAGGTTTTTTATCAGAATCGATATTTGTTAAAGTAAGTAAATGCGCTAACAAATACCTTTGAGCTCTTTCCATTTCTTCGTGAAAATTTAATTCTGTAACTTGTAAAATTACATCTTCCAATAATAACTCAAATAAGACTGCCCCTTGATAATTTTTAACAGCCTCTGTTATAACTAAGTTATTAGAAACACTAATATTAAAACCTGTGCCAGGCTCTACAGCTTTTAATTCTATTGAGTCATTCCATTTACTTGTATATACATCTTCATTTGTACCTACTTCTATAACTAATAGATCTACTATTTCTTGTAACAAATCAGTAGAACTTTCTTCATCTGGTGAAGTTATAGTATATTCAGTTTCATTTATTGTTATTTTGTATTCAACGTCATATTCCGCCTCTAAGACATTTATTCTATCTACTTGTGCCAAGTTATAAACTTTGTTCTCTAACTCCGGTGCTATAGTTAATACACGCTCTAATGTAGTATTTTCTTGTTCACTCATCACTATCCTCTAAACTATTTTCTAAACATTCTATATACGCTCTTAGTGATAGTATATACGCTCTATAGTCTACTAAACAATCTTTTAGTAAGCCAAATTTATCGAAGTCTGTTTTACCTTTAAGTACGTCGCATTTAGGTACTTTACTAACACTTTTGCATAAATTAATAGGCTTTCTATAAACCGGAATATATTTTACTTCCGGAAATGTATTACAGCTGCAAAAGGTCATTAATCCTAACCCAAATAGCATTAAAACTTTTTTCATTTTTAGCCTGCTCAATAATTTCTTTATTAGTTTCTTTTTCAACTATAACAACTTCTTTAATAGTCTTATTTTTTCTTTCTTGTTCTTTAGAGTACTCTATGCTTTTAGCCATAAAATTTTTTTCAAGCTGTGCTATTTCTTCTATAAGTTCAAGTTTTTCTATATCACAATTAGCCTTATTCTTGACTATCTCAGAATTGAGTTTTTCAATCTTAGCTTGTTTTATGTGATTATTTTTGATAGAACCATAAAGAAATATAGATAGTAGACCAAATAAAACTAAGATAACTCCTATTATTATAAGTTTTATCTTAATACTACTAAGCATCCCTATCCTCCAAATAAGAGGGGTCCGAAGACCCCTCTTTGTAAAAATTATTTACCGGCAAATTTGTTTTTTGCTTTTCCGGCTTCTACCTTTCCGGCTTCTACCTTTCCGGCTTCTACCTTTCCGGCTTCTACCTTTCCGGCTTCTACCTTTCCGGCTTCCGCTTTTCCTGTTGACTTCACTTTCTCTACCATAACATTAACGGATTTTTTCAAAATTTCTATTTCTTTAGGGTCTTCTGTTTCAAATCTTCCTTCATCAAATCTTTTCAAATTACCGTTAGCATCATAAAAAGTCATACTCTTATAACTCGATTTAAAAACTACCATATTAACCTCACCAGCTTGTTTTAAGACCAATTACGCGACTATGCGCTTTTTCTTCTTTAAACTCAAAAGTATATTCTCCAAGAATAGTTCCTTTAAAATAATCACCTTGTTTTCCAAGATATTCATGAGAAAATTCTCTTGAACCAAGAGGTCTTATAGACATACGATTAAGATCTGTAAAAATAAGTTCATCAGACATAAGATTAGGATTAACAACTACCGGAAATTCACCTAAATCAGTTATAACAGATTTAACAATTTCACCTCTACGTGTATCTGATCTTTCAATTATAAGTGAATTAGTATCAAGAACACCAATTTTTCTACGCTGAAGAGGTGAAACCATCATAACATAACGACCACCGCCAAGACCAGCATTATCTGCTACATTTTGAACGGCATCATTCAACATCTTTTTTGTAATATCAGCGCTCGATGCATTTATAATATTAGTTGTTATCCATCTCTTAATACCGTTAAAATAACGGTAGTTACCAGACTGATAACGGAAACCGTTAATACAGGCTTTTTCAAGCTGTAGAGCGAGCTCGACAATCTTTTTCTGTTTCTCTATTTCATAGATATTATCAATACCATACTGTGCTACTTCTGCAGCTGTACCTGTAACCTGCACAGAATCATCAAAAATTTGAGTGTAATTAAACTTATTCTCACGAGCTTTATATCTCGTATCTCTTGCATCAGCGCCTTCTTCAGAAAGGTTAAAATTCACATCAACTTGAGAACCAGCAGCATGAATAATATCTGTAGTACCAGCATAACCTCTGGTAATAGTAAGTATAGGATCTGTAGCATGAATAGACGTAATGAGCATAAGCTCATCTTCTATTTGAATTACTTGACCGACTCTAAATTTTTCTTTATCTGCTGCTTCAACTGTTAGAGACGTTGCAGCTTCGGCCAATTCTCCAGGAATGTTGGCTTTAAAACCATACATAGCATCTTCATTCCACTCATGTTGAGTGTTATGAACAGGTTTACCAAAACCGCCAAGTGCGGTTATCAAAGGTATCTGGATAGGGTTAAGCAACGAAAGCTCATCTAATACTGATTCCTTTTTTCCGACGATTAAATTACTAAAAACTGACATTCTGTCCTCCTATTGTTGTTCTTGACTTTTTTCATGCTCATACTTTTTCTTAAGCATGGAATATTCTGCACGAGCCTCATTTGTACCAAGCTCGCGCGCCTTTTCTCTGGCGGTTTCTACATCTTTTTCAGAAACAACGCCCCCACTGTCCTTATCGTCTTTCTTATCGGGGTCAAACTTAAGTTCTTTAAACTTTTCCTTAACAACAGCTTCGGAATCCATAGAAACCGCTTGCTGAAATTCCTTTATAAATTCTGTAGCTTTATTAATAGAAGAGTCTAAATCTTCACCAACAAAATAAGGTATAAACGAAGTATTAACTTTTTCTTTAGCGAAAAGAGATGTTATTTTAGCTTCAGATTGAGCCAACTTATTTTCACGTTTAAGTTCTTCAATTTCTTTTTCATGTTCAATAAGTCTTTTTGCTTCTTCAGAAAGTTCAGGCTTAAACTTTTTAGTAAGTTCGGTTTCTTTCTCTTTTACAGCTTTTGTAATAAATTCCGGCATGTCCTTTTTCTTAAATTTCTCTATAGCGGTATTAACGCCTTCTGTTACGCGTTTATCAGCAAAAGAGTTAAGTAAAATTTTGCCCTCATCAGCTTTTTCCAAAATAGAAAATGCGTCTTTTGGCTGTACCCCAGGAACGAGTTTAACTAATTCTTGTTGCACTTCTTCAACGTCTTTACTCTTTGAAATAAGTTCCAATGCTTTTTTTAATTCTTCGTCCATCACGTCCTCCTTTTTGTCCTGTAGGTTATTTTTCCCCTACAGTCCCGTTAGTGTTCCTATCCGTAAGACCCCCCTTTTCAATATCGTAAGTACGAATACCAGGTTGACCTTTATCCATAAAATCTATATCGTTATTTTTGTTAAGAATCTTTTCATTAATAAGACTCTGTTCTTCTAATTCGGGGTTTTCTATAAAAGAGGCTACACTCATTCTTGTTCTCGTACTTACCATACCCTCTAATTCGGTCTGAATGCGTGCTTCTTCTAACATATTTACGGGTATGTTTCTTGTAAATCTTCTTTTTACTAAGATAGAATTAAAGTCCGGTAGCTCTTTCTTAAAAATAGGTTCAAGTAACTTCCACATATAAAAATCTGAGTTTTCAAATTTAACCTGTGCAGTCATAGCTTTTTCTTCAAGTTGCATTAACTTATATCTTATAGCTACACCAGACAAATTACCAAAAAAATTCTCATCTTTAAAATTAACAGATTTAGCAAACCTTATTATATTATTTTCAAGTCTATCCAAATATTTTAAAACCGATTCAATATCTAACTTTTTAGTTATAAATTCTACTTTGCCGTCTTTTGTCATTTCAAATAAACCGGTTTGTCGCAATTCATCCATATTATCTTTATTAGATTTTAAACCGTATAATGCTATATACGCCAATCTAAATTGTTCTAATTCTGAACTTAAATCCGATACAGCTTTATCATAAGCATCTATTATAGATAATACTTTATCACAGTCACCCTGCCGTTCTCTATTATTAACAAATTCAAATAATGGTACCATTCCGAATATATGTTCTGTTTTATACACATCACGTGAAAATTTCTTTTCCATATCTTCTTTAAGCACATATATAGCTTTATCTGTATACAGCTGTACTACAAATTTTCTAACTATATTACCGTTTATATCCTGTGTACATTTTTTAAAATAACGTATTGATACAAGCAAATCAGTTTCCGAATTATTATATATAAATATAGTTTCCCATGGATCAATATTCATAGCTTTTATATCGGCAACGGTTTTATTTCTTTCTGATATAGTACCATTTATATACAGTAATCTTGAACTTGTACCACATATAGAACAAGTTTTAACTGTTTCCATATTAATATTATGCAAACTATTACGAGCACAAAAATTGATAATTTTGTTATACATAGTATTTAATTTATATTTTTCTTCTATTATCTCAGACTTTTCTACCTTTTCTACGTCCAATTCATTTTTAAGAACCGCGTATACTATAGGAACACCAATCATATACCCGAGTTTAGTATCTACAATCTCAGACATAAAACTATTATTTATCTTATTATTTACTTTCATAAAATTAGGAAGGTCCCTATTAAAAATAGGTGTGCCGATTTTTTCTGCCTTATAACGAGAATACCTTTTCTTGTACCGGTTATGCAAACTTTCATAACTACTAATAAGTAAAAATAATGCATCATCAAAAGCAAAATCACCAGTAAATCCTTTTGTAGAATAAGTCATTGCTTCGTTTATTATAATTTGCTGTATTTCTTCTGGTACAAAATCATTCATACTAACACCTACAAAAATCTTTTCATTGGTATAAGTTCTCCCGGTTGATCTGAATCCAACATTAATTCAGTCAAACACCATACTGCAGCATCTAATCTATTTGGAGATTCTTCTCCTGGTACCCATTCAGTATATTCAGCTTCTAATTCAGGGAATTCTCCTACATGGTGTACTAATCCTTTTTCGTATAATGCGGCTATCGGTTCTGCTCGCACCCTTTTACCACGCGCTGCGTGCACCTTTTTAAAGTTAACTTTAGTACCATTAGCCTGTAATACCATTTCAACCAAATCACCGCCATTGTTTGTCTCCGCTACTATTAAATCAGCTTGTTCTTTTTTATACCTATTTACTGCCAAAGATGACCACACACTTGGATGACATTTTTTAGAATCATCTGAAAATAAAAATGCATGACCTTCTGCGTTAACACCGGCACCTATTATTCCAGCTTCATCAGAACGTGCATTTTCTGTAACAGACGGGTCTATTGCAATAACTATTCTTATTAAATCTTCAGGTTTAACTGAAACACGGTTTCTGTCTATTACGTCGTGTGACCATAAAGCTCCGGCAACGTCTGAAAATAACTCGGCGTATATTTCTTGCCTTCCAAGACGTGTTTTTTCATACTTTTTAATAACCCTTTTTATAAATATCTCGGATAAGTTAGAAAGATTTTCAAAACTTGAACCAACTGTTAGGTGTGTTGCTTCATCTGCTAACATTTCTTTTAATTTTTTACGAGGTTTTGGCGTACCGGTTGCTACGTACTGCGGTTTGTCACCAAGACGCATACCCAATTCTAACATGTCAATAAGTTCATCTAAATACTTAAATTTAGCTGGCTCGTCCACCCATCCTTTATGATGCTGCGGGCCACGTAACTGATCAGGTTCATCACCAGAATATAAAATGGCTTTTGCACCATTATTCCACTCCACTTGACGACGAGAGGATATATACTTCGGTTTATTCCACGGAGGCGCACAAGTTATTAATCCGCTATCGCCATGTAACATAACGTCTCTAACATCAGCTGTAGTTTGTCCAACTAAAGCAAACAGTCCGTAGCCTTGTTTCTGCCATTCTATTATAGTTTCGGCACCGGTACGCGTTTTTCCAAAACCTCTCCCACCTAATATGAACCAAATGAACCAATTACCGACAGGTATTTTTTGTTTAGGTCTTGCCCAAAAAGACCAATCATAAAGTAACAATTCTACTTCATCTGGTGTAAGGCTACTTAAAAATTCATTTCTATCTTTTTGCGGAAGTCGTGCCATTATTTCAGCTTTAGACATATTCTCTACAGACAAAGCTATCTGATGTTTTTCTCTTAATCCTTCATCATCGCCATAGTTACCAAGTGGTAAATTAAGCTGCGAGTTTATGTCTAAAGCTGCTTCAGTCATTACGGATTAGCCTCTACTGCTACTTTGTCAGCAGCAATTAATTTTTCTGTAACAAAATCATCATTCGAAATTATAGTTTCTGCTGTAATAGTATCGTCTATAGTACCAGTAATAGTAAATACCCAAGTATAATTTATATCTTTATGTCCATTAAGCGATGTTCTTTTTGGAACATCGGCATGAAAAAGCTCACTCAAAAAAACTTCTTTTAAACCTTCCAAATCTTTATCACTTACCGCTACGCTTGCACCATTTAAGGTAATAGCTGATATAGACGCGCCAGCTGGAATAGCAACTTTAGAACGAATTCTTCCATCTAAAGCGAAATCTTTTAAATGCTCAGGAACCAAAAACGGGTATTTTTGAACAAATGTAATTTTTGCACCAGAGGCGGATATACTCTGCTTGTAACCCCTGGCTAATTCAGCTACTGATGCTTCATCAATAAGTTTATTTATTTTACTAAAAATAGCATTTCTTCCTTTATCTTCTTCGAGAGACACGGTTTCGTTAAGTTTTTCGATTGTCATAATCTTCTCCTTAAAAATTTTTAAATTATTCTACTTTATCCGGTATTATAATTTCAGTACTAATTATTTCAGCTTTTACATCTTTATCCGGTAGTTCTTTTACATCTTTATCCAACGACTTTTTACTTTTATCCGGTAGTTCTTTCTTCTCAATAATTTTATCAGCTTTAGCAGAAATATCACCTATAATTTTTTTCTGCTTATTTTTTAATATCTTTGCTTTTATGCCCTCATCTACTGTATCCCTATGTGTTAAATTTTCTTTTTCAATACAATTAAACTTCAATTTTATTTCTTCTTCAAAACTATTTGCTGAAGTCTTTTCAATCAAGTTGATAAGTCCTTCTTTCATTCCGAAATCGACTATACAATACTTCGTTTTTGTCTCAAGCGGCACGGTTATCGTTCCACCTGACTCATCTCCTGTAACAAACATGTAACCGATCATAAAAACAAACATTAAAATGTTCATCGCGTACGAAATTTTACTCTTCATCAGAATTTTCCTCCATTCTGTTATCTTCAATTTCTTCGTTTTCCGATTTTCTACTCTTACCCGCTTGTTCCTCAGCCCGTTTCAATATAGTCTCAAAACGAGAACGCAATTCATTCATATCGGATTCAATTTTAATCGGATCACCGTTCTTACCAGTTATTTCTAACTTCTCTTTAAACATTCCAATATGTTTGCCCATAGCTTCCAACGCTGCATGTTTGTTATGCAGCTTTATTTTTACCCCATATTGCGTGCTTTGCACCTCGGAAATTACCGACGTATCAACTTTATTACTTTCCTTTAATGTAACTATATTATTATCAAATTCTACAAAATCTCCGATATCCGCGAAAGCAATTTTTGAAAATTCGTTTAATATTGCTTGTGACGTTACTTGACTTATCTCACGAAGTTCTTGCTGACGACACATTATCACGTATCTTATACGACTATCGGATAACAATCTACGATATGCGGCGTACGGTTGTTTGTAACCTGCTCTTGTTGCAGCTTTATTTGGATCGAAGTCTAACATGTATTCATTAATAAAAGCCTGCTCAGAATCTAACAGTTCAGAATAAATACTTTCTGAGTCCATATAACAGCCTTCTGATGCTAAGATAGAAAATATATGCTTATTACTAAGTAATTTTAAGCCCGATGCTTCTGTTATACCAAGTTTTTCACATACCAACTCATTACTTTCTAATATCTTATATTGCGCAATATATGTTGAAATAAGATCCGCTTTTGTTTCGATACCGGATATTTGTGACTCGAGTTTCGCTCTTTTACTTACTGTTCCACTGTCTTCTTCTTTATTAAGGTTTTCAGTTATACTATTTAAATCATTATCCATTCTTCGATCACCTCTTAGATTCCAAATAAACAACTCAGACGCACATATATTATTATATGATATAATTATTATAATGTAAACAATAAATTGTACCTGGTTTAAATTTATTTACTAATCGTACTATTTAAGGAAATATTTATTTACAGCTCTTTTGCAGCTATTTGTTAGTAACTGTAACTTAGGCGGAGCCAGGTTTAGCGTAGGCCGTACTATGTCGAATGTGCAGCTATGATTGGTGTAATAAGGTTAGTATTTTGTGGAATAAAGGCCGTATTTCGTGTTTCGATTATTTCAGCTATTACTTAAAAAACTATTATACAACTTGTATTACTTCAATTTTCTTAACATTAACTAATAATACTATAATAATAATAATAATAATAATAATAACCATAATTATATATATACTTATTTTATATTTTTTACTAATGTTTTACAAATGATACAAAATGATTTTTAATATGGCCTTTTTAAAAAATATGATGATTAAATTTTAGGGGGCTAATTTTTTTTTTTAATTTTTTTTATTATTTTTATACCCCCCCTAAAAAAGGGGTGCATCATATATTTATTTTTTTTCAATCTAAGATACGTTTTTTATTAAATTCAGGCTTTTGGTTTGAGGAGCGGGTAAGATAATTATGTTAGGCAAAGTTAACAGATAAATACAGCTGTAAAATGAGTGGTATTTTGCTTAAGTTTCAAAATTTATCTTATATAGGGAAGACGGCTAAGAGCCAAATCCAGATTAAATTTACCTAATGTCTTGTTATAATTTATTTAATTAATATTAAATTAATCTTAATTTAAATTAATCTAATTAATATTAAATATTTTAATACGAATTAAATTTTATTTAATTCAAACTAAGAAGCCCGAAGCCCGAATTATTTTAATCCTTATTAAATATATCTTATTATATATTAAATATATTTAATATATACTGGCTTAATTAATATTAAATAAAATTTAATACCTATTAAATAAATTTTAATATCAACTAAGATTTATTTAATTCTTATTAAGTAATCTTAATTTAAAATTATTTAATACAAACTAAATATATTTAATATCAATTAAGATTTATTTAACTCTTATTAAGTAATCTTAATTTAAAATTATTTAATACAAACTAAATATATTTAATATCAATTAAGATTTATTTAACCCGTGCTTCGTAATTCTTATTTAAAATTATTTAATTTGCGTTAAGTATATTTAATATCGATTAAGATATATTTAACTCGAGCTTCGAGCCTCTTGTTTCAAATTAAATATATTTTAATTTAAACTAAGATATTTAATTAAAGTTTATTTAATTGACATTAAGTATATTTAATTTGCATTAAGCAGCTTTTAATTTAAATTAAATAAATATAACCATCATTCAGTTAAATTAATTATAATTAAAAATATTTAACTCGAGCTTCGAAACTTTTTACAGTCAAACAAAGAAGGCCGGGCAGCCGCTCGAAAATCGTTATATTAAACTCGATTAACGTTATATTCAATTCGATTATATTTAATTGGCATTAAATATATAAAAGTCGTAATTATAATAGCTTAATTCGTGACTCGATAATTTTAACCTAAGATAAAAAAATTTAACTTGAAACTCACCCATTTTTAATATTTATTAAAATATTTTTAATATAAACTAAGACAATTTAATATAAACTAAGATTTAAAAAAATTAAATTAAATATATTAATAATACAACTAACCATATTTTAATCTAAGATTTATTTTATAAAACCCAGATTAGTTTTATTAAAAATTTAATTAAATATATTAAAAGCTGTATTAACTTGATTTAACTTAAATTAACTTGATTTAACTTAAATTAACTTGATTTAACTTAAATTAACTTGATTTAACTTAAATTAACTTGATTTAACTTAAATTAACTTGATTTAACTTAAATTAACTTGATTTTATTTTAAATTAACCCGGTTTTATTTTAAATTAACCCGGTTTTATTTTAAACTAATCCGGTTTTATTTTAAACTAATCTAGTTTTATTTTAAATTAATCCGGTTTTATTTTAAATTAACCCGGTTTTATTTTAAATTTAACTTGATTTAACTTAAATTAACTTGATTTAACTTGGATTAATGCTATTTAATTCTAACTAACTTAATTTTATTTTAAACTAAAACAAAGAGATTCGAAGCTCGTTATAATTAATCCTTCTCCCTTCTCCCTTCTCCCTTCTCCCTTCTCCCTTCTCCCTTCTCCCTTAATCCTTCTCCATTCTCCCTTAATCCTTCTCCATTCTCCCTTAATCCTTAATCCTTAATCCTTAATCCTTAATCCTTAATCCTTAATCCTTAATCCTTAATCCTTAATCCTTCTCCTTAATCCTTCTCCTTAATCCTTATTCCTTATTCCTTCTCCTTATTCCTTCTCCTTAATCCTTAATCCTTAATCCTTAATCCTTATTCCTTAATCCTTCTCCTTAATCCTTAATCCTTCTCCTTAATCCTTATTCCTTCTCCTTAATCCTTAATCCTTAATCCTTCTCCTTAATCCTTATTCCTTCTCCTTAATCCTTATTCCTTAATCCTTATTCCTTCTCCTTAATCCTTATTCCTTAATCCTTCTCCTTATTCCTTATTCCTTCTCCTTATTCCTTCTCCTTAATCCTTCTCCTTATTCCTTATTCCTTCTCCTTATTCCTTATTCCTTCTCCTTAATCCTTAATCCTTCTCCTTAATCCTTAATCCTTATTCCTTCTCCTTAATCCTTAATCCTTAATCCTTATTCCTTCTCCTTAATCCTTATTCCTTATTCCTTCTCCTTATTCCTTCTCCTTAATCCTTAATCCTTCTCCTTAATCCTTCTCCTTAATCCTTCTCCTTAATCCTTCTCCTTAATCCTTAATCCTTAATCCTTATTCCTTCTCCTTAATCCTTCTCCTTATTCCTTCTCCTTAATCCTTAATCCTTCTCCTTAATCCTTAATCCTTAATCCTTAATCCTTAATCCTTCTCCTTAATCCTTCTCCTTAATCCTTCTCCTTAATCCTTCTCCTTAATCCTTCTCCTTAATCCTTCTCCTTAATCCTT